CAAAACTAAATACAGTGCCACCCAGCGCTTCAAAACCAAGTTTTTTATGGGCGTCCACACATGATTCAAACCACTCTTCTTTGATTAAGCCGTTGTCTATGTCATCCATAAAACCGCCTTGCCATATATGTTTGAACCTTGCTTTTGGCATAGTGCCATTTTTTACTTTGGCTTTGTCTTTTTTAATCTCAGTGACTAATGATGTGTCGTGCTCAAACCACGGGTTATCATCATAACCAACCTTGATAACCATCGTAAATTCATCCTCATAATAACCGCACCTATCCAGTTCGGATTGATAAGGCACTATGAATTCCTTACTCATTGGGTCGCTTATGCTTTCAGGGTTCCACACCCACCAAAGCTCTGCACCCTCAACATCCCTTAAGGTAGGGCCAAGAATATTAATAGCATGCTGGCTAGTGCGCGCCGACTCTTCCATCAAAAAATACTTGTAGCGGAATAATGACTTAAAATCTGTCATATTCTGCATACCTTGAAACGAAAATCCGCCGCCGCTGTTGTGCCTTATTTCAGAATTGGACGGCACCGAGCTAAACCCGCCAAAATCCAAATCTTTTATTCTGCCCTCGACACCTGCAAAAATTGATTCTTTTAGCGACTTCATCCGCTCTCGCAAACATAGAACCTTGCAGCCGCTGATATTAACCTCGCCACTCATGGCGTCCATTGCAAACATTGATTTAGTGCCTGCCCTGCCACCATAAAAGCATTTGTATTTTTTGTGATTGATAATTGCAGGCTCTAACTTTTCAATACAATAAATTGTCGGCTCTTCGTCAGTTGGCCGCATATTGCCGATTGTGCCTTTCCATTTTCTTATGAAATGTGGCACCTTTTCACCGTCAACAATATCAACACGATCTACAATGCCGTATACCGTCTCTTTGATCTCGCCAGATTGGGCGCTGACTAGCGGCTCTATGCGATCAAGCTTTTTAGAGAGTGATAGCATTCTTTAACTCACCTTTTAAAAACACTATTAAATGTTTAATTTCTTTTCTATCTCTTCGATACGCTCTTTTAGTTCTGTGCTTGCCTCAACGTCTACAGCATTTTTAACGGCATGAATGATGGTCGTACCGACATCAGGCGGGATTTTACCTTCTGATATAGCATGAAGTATCTGTCCGACTTTTTCCGCTGGCGTGCCGTTTTTATCAAGCTTAAATTCTATGTCGGGTAGCACGGCTTTTTTGAGGGGCGAGAATCGCGCAAGCACTTCACGTAATGCAAAGCTATCTTCGGGGTTCATAGCTCTTCTTACAAGCTCATCGTAAAACCCTTCTTCTGTGACACCCTCACGCTTGAGCGCCTCTAATATTTTAGTGCGCTCTGTTTTTCCTCGTCTATTCTTTGGTTGGTTTTTTGAGTCAAACTGTGCCATTTTCGCTCTCGTATTTTTTACGTAAGTACGGGGATTATAGCATAAAATACGGGGTTTTTAATAAACTATATTACCCAGTGATTTCTTTAATAGTGATTAAATGACCCGTTTTTAAATATATCAAAACTATGATTAAGACGGCCCCGCCCGTGATCCATGCCTTAAGCGGTATTTGCGATAGTGCCGATTTTTTAGGCTCTGTTTTGTTAACTGATATTTTCTCATTAACTGACATGATAGTACTTTGCGTAATATCTAAGCTATTACTAAGCATGTTGATTGATTTTTGTGTTTGCTCTGACTGTAACGTCAAGTGTGCGATGTTATGTTTTAGCTGAGATATGCTTGCGCTGTTATCATCTGTCTTTTCTAGTATAGACTTGCACCACCTCGCCGTAGTTTCTAAACTTTCGTTAGTGCCTTTTCTTAGCTTGCTGTTGTCTATCTCAAGCATTTTAACTTTATCAGATGCTTTTATAGATAAATCAAAAGCTTTTTTTGTACGCGCGTTTATATCTTCAAGATAGCGCACGCGCTTGCGGGCTTCATCTTCTAATATTTTTATACGCTCGCTTATTCCATGATCCAACAAAATCGCACCTTTTTTATAACCAATTCAAATACTTAGATAACATATTAAGCAATATTTTACATTTGTTTTGTACGATTTACAAACAAAACTAAGTCTAAATAATTAATTTAATTTAAATGTATATTTTTACTTGCATGTATAAATTATTTATATATAATGTATTACATCAAGTCGAGAAACAAACCAGACAAACAAAGGTGATGAAAAATGAAAACAATTTTAGATCAAATTATAAGCGAGCTACCAAAAAACACTTATGCAGAATTAACCACAGTTTGGAACTATCACAGCATTAAATCTTGGGATGCTGTTTTAAAAAACAAAAACAGTAACTTACACAAACTAGTCTCAAGCAAAAAAACATTTTCTGATGAATATCTAAAAAACGGAATTACTATTTTTACAGGCGCTAAAGGCTACAGCCAACACAGTGAGACACAAATTATTTTAGCGCGCGGCAAGCAAGAAATAACAACAAGAAAAGGAGTGTATTTTTCCTTTGACGAACTAAAGAAACTAGGCGTTCGATAAATAAATCAAAGCGGCTACGGCCGCATAAAGGTGACACAACATGTTATTTGCAAATAAAGAAAAAGACGAAATGTTAACAGCTGTTGACTGCATGACCGAAATATCAAAAGCAGTTAATCAGCCTGAAACTTATGTATCGCTATTCGTTGCGAGCGATGAAGGCAAGCTGTTTTTAGATGAAGCCAAAAAACTAGGCGTTCAGCAAACAATAGAAAACTGGTCTGAACTCAAACCGTCTAAGCAAGAAAAAAGGCAATACGGCATTATTGACGGGATTAACTATCTTGAAGCGCAAGTTATCATTGCTTGGCTTAAGTCTAGAGGGTTTTAATTGTGAAAACATTAGTATTAATCAAATTACCTTCTGGCAAGCATACGGCATACGTTGAAGGCGAAGGCATCGAAGCAAGCAAATCAGAGCTGCCTAGCGATATTTATAGCGCATGTCTGCAAATGTCATCACACATGATGGAGAACGATAAAAATCTTTATTTTAACGCGTCTAACATCGTTTACTTGAGCGCAGGCATTGTTAGTGATAGTGATCGCATTAAGCTTAATCAAGCAATTAGACAGCTAGAAATAAACTACCCACAGGATGATAACAATGACGCATGAAATAAATGTTTTGAAAATGCAGTGTGAAAAAGTTATGGCTGTGGGCCAAGAGCTTGACCGAATTCGCTTACTTATCAAAGAAGGCGACAATAAAAAAACAGTGTCAATTATTGCTGAAATTAACGCTAATTTGCATTTGCTTGAATTAGAACGATATTTTGAATCAGCAATTAAAGCGGATTTACTTAATGTATCTGCGCTTATCATGCAAGATAAATACATACAAGCAGATCGCGACATCAGAGAAATCAAAGCTAATCTATTAGAAAACTGGGAGCATTTAGCATGCAAGTAATGAAGCTAAGCGAGTACAAAAAACAGCACGGTTTAAATAATACTCATCTAATGAATATATTTAACGAACCATCGCGACAAAACGTGCAAAACTGGTGTAAAAATGGATGGTATGTGATTGTTAATGCTGATCATAATGATGCGTACTTAGAGCTTGTTAGCCCAAAGCGCAAGGCCGTTAAAACGCTAGAAGAAGTCAAAAAGGTGTAACCATGGCTAATATTGAAAAGGTGAAATTGTTGGATCGCAGGGTTAATGAGTTATTGAAGCGTTATCCTGATTTTGATCTTGATATCGTCGAGCTTGAGACTGTTGACGACAAAACGATGTTTTGGTTGCGGGTTTATTATTGTGATGATGTAAGGCAGTGGAATGCAAGCGCGAAGGTTAACATAAGCATAAATAATGATGGGCTTTGTAAAATCCATTTTGGTGATGACAAGTGGCGCCACCTTACTACTGAAAATCTGTTGTTTATGCTGTTTATCAATAAAATAGAGTTTTGATCAAAATATAATAGCGCCTCAGCAGTTGACCTTTTGACCACTGAGACGCTAAAATACAATCATTAGTCGAGCGATGTAACCAGCATCTCTGATTAAACAGTATATCCACTACGTTTCAATCATTCACGACTGCGTGAATTATACAAAACGCTTCACTGTTTATCAAATTTATCTCATCACTCGCTAATTAATCGTTAACTCGGTTTTTTAATGCAGTGTGTTTACCGATCAATAAACAAAACACGACCCAGTCACAAGCTCGACTTTAAGAGCAAAAATGCACAATCTTAATTACTAGTGACGCTTAAGAGCGCGGATAAAGCAGGTTTATGTTCAGGGTGTAGAAGTTTGGGCGCTTCGTCAAGGAATGATGAATTGTCTCTGCATACTGCTAGTAATTATTTAAAATCAAAGAGTGTTTTGGGGGCGTGTATACATCCCTGAACAACCGCTCTAGCGGAATCTATTGTCTAAATTTAATCAATCACACTAAAAAGGTGTAAATATGAGCAAAACAATCACATTACAGCAATTAGAAAACAATCTTAAAACATGGCGCAAACAGCGACAAATTGACGAAAAGAGCACAGCTGAGGCTCAATACAATTGGTATCTAAAAGAGCGTGAAGAGCTTAAAGATGCAATTGGCGATATGGCTGTGTGCTTGCTTAATGCTAGAGCGCTTACAGATAGCCAAGAATCAATAATCAGATACAATAACGACTTGATCAACTTAAAAGCGATCTGTTATAAAGCAGGTATTGACATCGAAGAATGTTTATCCATGGCATGGTATGAAATCGAGCACAGGGTAGGTTTAACGCGTGAAGATGGGTTTCATAAGTGGAAAGATTTAACTCACGCTGAGCGCTTGCAGGTGGCCGAGAGCGGGCAATTAAACGATGTGCCAAACAAGATATTATATGAATGCTACAAGCCTTGCACGTATGAAGAGATGGCGGAAATAAGTGGGATCGTATTAAATTTTTAAGAAAAGGCGAACGGGGCGCAATAAAAGGTGAATAAAACCACGCCCCGCCGCAGTTTTGTATTATATATTAAGTAGATTGAAAGGGCTATAAAATCCTATTTATGAATTTTGATTACCGACAAGCTCAAGGATAAACTTACGTCCTTTTTCAGTCCACTTCATACAATGCCTTGACTTGCCGCCATCATCCACATGGGTTGCTTCAACGCTTAAATCTTGACCTAAATAAGGGGTAGTGAGCACCCATCGCCGGCCTATTTTCCTTTGAACCTTCATTGAGCTAAGTATTTTATTTAACTTAACAGCGCTCATTTTTAACTCGCTAGCAATTTCTGTTGTAGCTATTCCATTTTTTGAGCATAGAACTGCATCATGGTATTCAATTTTCGGTCTGTCCTCTTCTATTTTTTGAGCCAAGTCAGCCGCCAATCTTAGCGCCTCTGGCAATGTTTGAGGCACTTGGAATTGATCTTTTTTTTCTAGCTCCTGCCACCGGTCAACCAATCTTGCTGTGAATACCGGTGATAATTGAGCAACGATAACATAAGAGTCACGCTTGCATATATCGTAAACACTAACCGGCTTTGTCGCTGTTTTAATTTCCTTCATTGGGGGTAATTTGATTGCTTTAGCTTTAACTAGTCGATCAATCGAGCGCTTTACATGATCGTGGCGAGATTCGACTAAGTCGGCTATTTCTTGACTAGTCATTGTTAAGGTGTTTGAAGTGATTAAATCCATAATATTTACCATTGTTGGGCGGGGTACTAAGGGTCGAAGAGGCCGCCAAATTAAGCCAACCGTTTCCCCCATAACAATATTTAGCGCGGTATGCCACGTTGCAAGCATTCGACAGCTAACAACGATTAGTTGAAATTATAGTTAAATTTTAGATTGGTGCAAAGTTTTTAAAACTCATTTTTATACTGAATTAAAAGCTCATCTATTGTCGCGGGATCGCGGTTATACATTTTCCATAAGCCAGATTCTGAGTATAGCGAGACCTGCGACAAACGGCGCACTGTTAGCTTGTAGCCCTTTGATCTTATGTATTTTGCTAATGTCATAATTAATCACCTTTTTAAATTAATTTATTTTTTAACCTGCTTAAATCAGAGAACAACAACCTTAAATCTTGCTGAGACGCGCCGCAGGCTTTTAACTTTCTCAACTCGCTTTCAATTTTAGATATTTGCCTGCTTACTTCCTTGTTTGATGCATCAGTTAGATTTTTTCGCGCATTCCTTCTTTTGATCCAAGTGCCGTCAATCAACATCACGACTCGCTCAATTTCTTGAGCTGTCATTACCTTACTGGCCACTTAAAAAGTGACCTTTAAAGTTTCTGATTCCTCAACCAAAAGCGCTTGATTATAAAACTCGATAATCTGAGGATAAACGCTTTTAAACGTTCTGCCTGATAGTTCAAAACCCGCTAAAGCAGCCTGATTTTTTAACTCGCTTAACTTTGCTTTAGACTTGTAAGACTCAAGCATGTGAATAGCTCTTTTCATTAACTCTGTTTTTGCCTCTGTGTATTTCATCTTAATCACCTTTTTGTTTGTTTCCCGATTTGTTAAATTAATTATATACCCCAAAGTCTATAAAGTAAATACTATCAATGAAAAAAGGTAAATTATTTTGCACATAAAAAAACCGCTAAAAAGCGGCTATCTATTCTTAACCTGATACAGCCTCAAACCCTGTTCACGTAGTTTCTTATAGTGCCGTGCTTTACGCCTGTAAACTGCTTTGATCCGCATTAGCTCGTCTTTAGTGAACGTTCGCGCGGCATTGTTATTGTGTAGCTGCTCGACCCTATCCGCGCCTATTTTTTGCGTTAGCTTTTCAGTGTACCTCTGGCCAACTGTGTGGTTTTTCTTTGCGTACTTGCCAGAACCACCATTGCACGATTTGCATTGCTTGTGACAGTTCCAAGGATTGTATCTTAAATGCTTTGCTGCGCCCCTCGATCTGTAGTGCCCTGCATCCCATGCGCCGCCAGTTTTCCATGCTTGCGCCTGATCGATAGATTCGCGGCTTTGATCGCAGCTTATGCACCCATCGAAATAGTCGCGCTCTCTTATGAATGCGTTAAAAATTGGCTGCGTGTCTCTGTTAACGTCACTAACAGTCTTTACACGCTGCTTGTCTTCCCTGTGCTTTGCTCTAGCTTGCTTTTGCTGCTTTGCTTTGGCTTTACTGCTTGCCCACTTACACGCGCAGTCAAAGTTGCAGAAAAAGCCTAGCGGCGCTCTAAACGCCTCACTTTCTTTTAACGGCTCTTTGCAATGCTTGCAGCGCTTTTTGCTATTTGCCATTGTTAAACTTTATACAGAAATTTCTAGCCGCTTGATTTCTTTTAATATTTCTTTTTAAAAAATGTGGTTGTGCTGAGTAGTAATATTTTTTGCCCGTTTTATCATTAGATATGTGAGGCTTTAATTGATTGACTGACATACTATAAGCCAATGTAATTTTGCTAACTCTCATAAATCACCTTTATTTTTGCGGCTTGTAGCCCAGTTTATTTAATCGTTTAACGCGTTCGCTGTTGCGCTTATTGCGTTTTTTTATTCGCTGCTTGTTTGCCAAGGCTCGTTTCATGCGCGGCACTTAGATTGCTCAATGTTGAGATATTGCTCAAGCACCCTGCTAGCTCGCTCTGTGAATCTTACACCGCGCTCACTTCCGAAAGCATAAAGCCACTCGATAAGCTTAGCCGCCTCTTTTTGCGTGAACTCTGTTGTACTGGGCCTTACATACATCAAATCATTAGTGCGCGGATCAATCCTGTACTCACCCGTTTTGCGCATTGGCTCGCCCATCTCTTGCAGCTCAAGATCAAACCATTTCACTATAAAAGCTTTAAAAACATCGAACGAATAAGACGAATAAACAACATGCTTACCATTTAATTGTTCTGTTGCCTGCCTCCATATGTCGTGCATTACTGCGTGAATTTTCGCATTAGTTAAGTGGTTGCGGCTCGCCTCTTTGACTTCCAAAACAGCAATAGAGCGATCGTTAATAATACGCTCTATCTCATCAGCGATCGGCGTTATAAAATCTTGCAGCTTTTCAAGATTGCGTAGCGTCCATTTCATATTATTTCCAACCTAAACAATTATAACAAAGCTTAGTATTGCCGCCTTTGCTGCTTGTGTTTCTATGCAGCCCGGGCGCATCACACTTGCACTCATACTCTTGCTCGTCTCGCTTATTTAAGTTTTGGTTATTGTGCTGCATTTTTTGAATGACTTTTAAAAGTTTTGCAATCTCTGCTTTGTGCTCTGCGATCTGCTTTTTGTATTCATCAATCATTTTTAGCCTGCTCTTCTAAAATATCAACAACAAGCTGCGCATAACCTGCTATGTCATGCCAAGAATCAATATGATCTGGGCTGCCGTTTAAGATTCTGGCAGCTTTGTGCATGATCATATCTAATGATTCGACCTGGGCATTAGTCAAATTCGCATGGCCATCACTCGCTCTTAATGTATTTTTCAGTGCTTGCGATATTTCAGAAAAGCTTTCAAAACTTCCGTAGGTTTTCTCGCGCTCTTGTAGTGTTTTGTTTATGTCCATGATTAACCTCTTAATTCCACGATGTAAACGCCATGCACGCGCTTAACGCTCTTAACTTGGCTCAATGTATCAGCACCGCTTAAAGCGTGCGAGAGCTTATGAGAGTAAACAAAATTATTACGCTTAAATGTAATCATGCTTACCACCTAACTGGCCTGTTTTTGAGCGCTGCTTGCTTGTTAGCGCTTCAAATGCGCTCTGATTAGATTTAAGCGTTTGAACCTTGCCGCCCTTTTCCAAAAATTCACGCGTTAACTTTTCGATATTTTCGCGCTCAATTTGTTTTTGTCGCTTTTCGCTTTGCGTTTGCTCTGAGTCTAAAAGCATTGTTTTTTTAGCGTACTCAATGCCGCCTTTGTTTTGCTTTGTTGTTATGTCCATTATTTTTCCGCCTGCGCTGTTGATTCTATTGCCTGCAAATTTTCCTTGGCGTCCTGCCCTGAGTGATAAAGCATCTCGCTAGTAGCTGCAAAACGATGATTAAATTCATTGAAATATACGCTATCTATTTTTGTTGGTGTAAAAGGGGATATAAAAAAATATTCATGTTTTACTTTGAAATTAAAGTCAGCGGTTATCGGCGCTGGCACCTCAATGCCGTTGATCGTGCGGGTTTTTGGTTTAGGCTCAATCTCAGTTAAAGCTATACTGTATGTTTCACCCGTGCCATGATCGTAAATAATACAATGCGTTTCTGGTCTTTCGGGATGTAGGGCAAGAAAGATTCTTTTTTGGTTTTTGGTGGTGTAGTAACCATTTTTCCTAATTATCTCTTCGCCCTGCTTGTACTTATACTCTGTCATAATTCACCTTTTAAATTTATTTATTTGTTGTACGTCTAGCTAACCACCTCGTGTTCACACACCAAGGCAGGCCATAAATTATCTATTAGTTTTTGCATATCATGCTCATCTTCTATTTGCTCTGGAAGACAATCATCCATGAGCCTGCATAGAGTGAGCGTGTCAAACTTTATTGTTTCTGCGCTAACTTCTTTTGTTTTCATTGCACTTCACCTTTTGCTTGTTAGTTTCTCTAGCTGATGAATACAGTATATACTTTTTCTTGCACTATGCAAGTAAATATTTAACTATTTTTTAAATTAATTGCGGCTTTGAGTTTGCCAAGCTGGCGAACTGGCTCGCGCAATGACTCATCAACGACCAACCGTTTTAGCGTGTTAATCTGCATTAATTCTTGACGTGTTAGCGCCTCAAGATTGTCAATATCAAAGTTGAGCTTGTTGCCATCCTTGAATGTTACACTTTGCCCTTTCTCAAGCTTGCCGTTCTTCTGCTCGTATATGTACCGATGCTTATCAACCCACTGACCTTTGCCAATTTTAATACGCACATAGCCGCGCGTGTCGGTAACTTCTGAGCCATCATCTAGCGTTGATATGCCAGTATGCCCTTTTTTAAATGACCCGCTATTGGCTTTTTTGGCGCCACAATCTGGGTGCAGCGCTCTATCATTTCCAAATTGGCCAGTTCTGCCCACTTTAAAGCCCATACGGCGGCGATACATGCATAAGTTATGCTTTGCTATGTCTCGATTGAAAAGCTCATTAAACTGGGCTTGATAATCGCCTATCCTCAACATGTAGTTTTCAGCCAACCACTTTTTTTCGTCTTCTGTGTATTTTGTGTATTTTCTAGTCATTGCTGTGCTCCAGCGACGGCGGCAAATCAATTGTTTTGTGTGAGTACTCATTTTTAAGCTTTGCAGCTTCAAGCTGTACCGCCGCGCCCTGTATTACTTTTGAAGCGATGCCCTCTGCTGCCTTGGCAACTGCAATTTGACGCTTCATTTCGTCATCTTTCTTGCTGTTATCGTTTAGCTCGTTTAGCTGATCGAAAAGTATTTCGTTTAATCTTGTTAAGTTTGACATTTTTTCACCTTTTAGTTTTTAGCCCATGCTGTGTCTGTGTGATCGCAATCCCAAGCGATACCCACGATTTTAATATTCTGCTTGTCTAACTCTGCGCACTCTTCGTTAGAAAAGCGATTTAAGAGAGCTAAGCGTTTTATCTCCTGTTTGCTTTTGTTTTTGTTTGAGTTCTTCCGACATAGTAATACGCTTTTTCGGAACATGTAATTTATAAGCCCCATCCTGCACCCCTGTGACGTTGCCGCCTGCTTTTACTAATTGAATAACCGCATCAATCGGCATGAATTTATATTGACTCTCAACGTTGCCAAGCTCAACGTGTAAGCAATCAAAACCTTTATCCATTGTTTTTTTATCAATATTAATTATGTCTTTTGCGAACTCTTGCATCAATCCGCGCTGTGTTGATTCATCTGGCACGCGATCTGTAAACGCTCGGCCATAAACGCGCTTCATGCGCCCAAAAAAGTATTTAACAGTGATCATCTGCTCTGGCGTCAAGTCGGTTGATCGTGTTCGCGCTAAGTTATCACCGTTGCACCCATGCGTGCGTTCTGCGATTGCTTTCATGCCATTTGGTACGGACATCTGTTTCATGTCATCACCTCTTTTTAAAACTCAAAATCTTCGATACTGTCCATTTTTTCGATACGTTGGCTAACATCCGCCATACGTTGCGCCGCTGTTACATAAGTTTTTGGTGGGTTAAGCATCTTGCTATGCAAATCTGCAAATTTAACGCGCAGCTTAGACGGGCTTTTGATATTCGTTTTCCAAAAGCTGTCTTTGTTTGCCCACTCGAATACGGATTGAATAACATCGTAATTAATACCATCTGATTCGCGTATTAATCTAATCGTGTTGGCCCAGTCATCAAAATTGGGTTTTTTAGTCAGTGGCGCTATTTCTAAAATGCTTTGGTGCATGTACTTTGCAAAATCCATATCCCACTGCAAATATTTTGGTTTTGGCTTTTGATTTAACCCAGTGGGTTTTTTGGGTTTTTCAGATAACCCATTTAACCCAGTAGGTTTTTCAATATCCGTCAAATCATCATTTTCGATAACGTCTGAGCTTTGCTCGGACAAAGTGTTTTTATTACTTAATATACTCTTATCTACTCTACTCTTATCTAGTCCTTTTTCTGTCACACTTTTTGTCCGCTTTGTTGCGTGACATTTTTCGGACGTATTGCGTGACTTTCTTTTTCGCTCTGCGTCTAGCGCCCGTTTCTTGGACGTTGAACCCATGTGGCGCGAAAAGTTGCTAATTGTGTAACCGTCATCATTTTTAGTTAACCACCCGACAGACTCCATCGCGTCCGTAAAATTTTGGACACCTGTCATGCGATCAATGAGGACATTTGTCACGCTTGGTGCGTGACCATTTTCTATGTGTGAGTCCATCCAAGACCAAACGCGAAGCAATTTACCGACGATAGTATCTGGGTCATCAATGCCAAGTATTGCCGACATTTCTAAAACCTCTGGCTTATCAGGTGTGTTTTTCTCAAGCTTAATCCAAAAATCTGCCATTTAAACGGCCTCCGATTTTTCCTGCTTAGCGGCTTTTTTTAGCTCGTTTAGTTTATCTTCGGTTATCAAAATCATGGCGGGTCTATTTCTGTGATCAATTCTAGCCATGCCGTTTAGCATTACGTAGTTATAAACACTGGCCGAGTCAGCTCTAAAAGTACTGGGTGTAAAAGTTTTCATATCGTTTCCTTATTGTATTGTACAAAAGTAGCATAACGTACAATTAAAATCAAATAAAAATGTTAGTTTATTAACGCCAAGATTAACCATTTTCCCAGCGTCACGAATATGATGCTAATTGTTTGCGTTTATTGCATTTATGTTTTTAATGACATCGTCAGCAGACGCAAAAAACAAACCTTGTTTGAGCGCTAAACGATCAGCATCAGAATCTTGATATATTACGCTTACAGTTGAATCTTCGGTAAGTATTGAAAACGTGTGCACATGATCGCCAATTTCTGCGCTAGTAATGGGCGCAGGAACTTCTATAATATTGATTATGCGGGTTTTGGGTTTTGGTTTAATGTGGTCTATGTCAGCTACAAAAACACCGAGTTCATCATGGCATAAGACACACTTGTCGACATAAAAAGGATGAATAGATAAAAAAATACAATCGATGTCCTCTTCTGCCGCATTCCCCGCTTTTTCACACACAACTTTATCGTTGTACTTATAATCTGTCATAAATCACCTTTAGTTATCAATAAAACATATATAACGCGCTTAGCGTCATCTAGTGTGTTACACGCTTTGATTAGTTCATCATTGCGCATAACGTTGTATTTGCCGCTTTCGCGGTTAATAGTTAGCAAGACGCCACAAGTCGTAGAATTCGAATAAGTCGGCAACGCCCTGAATATCATCGTCGCACGCGCCGTGATCAACTAGAATTCGCTTTAAATCGCGAAATTCTAGCGCCTCAGTACTGTCATCAATAAAGCAAGCTGTTTTTAAATCTCCGCTAAAGCAGATGCCATCAAATTCGCCCTGAAGCGTTATCGTTAAATCTTGACCAATTTCTGGCTTACTGAAAAAGCCCTGTATTTTTAATTTTTTGTGCATTTTAATCACCTTTTAGTCTATAAATTAATTTAAAAAACCCACAATTGAAAAAAGCATGATGGTAACTACTGTTACTCCGAAATCGTCATACTCCTTTTTATGCAGCTTGTAAATTGCCCAAATGCATAGATAGAGTATTACCAATGGTTCAAATATATGCTGCATTTTAATCACCTTTTTTGCTTAGATATCTTAGTTTAGTCATTTGCGGCTTTGTCGCTATCCGCACGCCCTGTTTTAATTTCGTAATCTCGCTTGGCTGCACTTTCAAGTGCTTAGCTATCTGCGCTTGAGTCATGCCGCTTTTAATTAGCCGCTTTATAAGCTTGTATTGCTCTTTGATTGTTTTGGTCTTATATGCGTGCTCAAAGTTTAGATCGCTTAACGCTTTATCTAGCCATTCTTTGTCCTGCTCTTTTGTTTGCATATGCCGCCCTATCTTCTGATAAATATTAAATTTAATTTAAATTATTTACAAATTGAGTTTGCAATATAATCTAAATACTATAATATGTCTAGCGTAAATTAAACAAAGCGAAAAAGGTGAATTATGAGTAACGAAGTAAGCAAGATAGAAAAGCAACAAGATAACAGCGGCGCGTTATTAAGTGTCATTGAACGAGTTGCTATGTCTGATAATGCAGATATTACAAAGCTAGAAAAGATGCTCGATATGCAGGAACGCGTGCAAAACAAACAGGCGCAACAGTCATTCACAAGTGACATGGCAGCAATGCAAGGCGATATGCCGCGTGTGATTGAGACGTCACAAGCGCACAATTCAACGTATGCAAAGCTTGAAGATATTAACGACACGATACGCCCTGTGTTGCAGCGGCATGGCTTTGCTGTCACGTTTAATGTTGAGCAAAACGATCTGCAAACAGTAAAAGTAACAGCTATATTAAGTCACAGAGAAGGCCACACTCAAACATCAAGCATAGTCTTACCGATTGACGTATCAGGCAAGAAAAACCCAGTGCAGGCGATCGGCTCAAGCATAAGCTATGGCAAGCGCTATGCGTGTTGCGCCCTTCTCAACATCAGCACTGGCGAAGATAACAACGGCTATGATCAACAACCGCAGGCGCAAGAATTTACGAAAGTTCCGCTCACTGAAAACCAAGAAAAAAAAGCTATAGCTATGATAAAAGCAGGCACATATACGCGCGATGCTCTTGTTAATTATTACGATGTCACACCCGCACAGCTACAATACATTGACGAGGAGCTAGCCAAATGAGCCAAGTTAACCTAGCATCGACACGTGCAAGCTCTGTGCACGCAATTATGACTAAGCCGCGAAGTAAATCGGAATACTTTTCTGAGACAGCAAAAACAGTAATGATAGAGCGAGTGCGCGAAATACTCTTTGGCGTGCGTAAAGATTTGAGCGATAACAAATACATTAAAAAAGGCAACGGCTGCGAAGATGCAGCAATACATTTGTATAATCAAGTTTTTATGACTGACTTGAAAAAGGTTGATTCAAGTCAAAGACGTGACAATGGGATTATAACTGGCGAGCCTGACTTGATAGCTACGCATGATAACAAAGGTATCGATATAAAAAATGCATACAGTATTGCAACCTTTCCTATGTTCCCTGAACAAGCAGCTAAAAAAGAATACGAATGGCAATCACGCGCATATATGTGCTTGTTTGATCTCGATTACTGGGAAATAGCTTACTGCTTTATTGATACGCCCGAAGATATGCGCAAGCCGTGGGAACCCGAAGAGCATCACGTCATGGATACAGCAGTGCCATTGCATCACCGCATTACAGTAGCAGGCTTTGAGCGCGATATGGAATTAGAAGAGCAAATGTTGGAACGCTGCAAAGAGGCCAACAAGTGGGTGCATGAAAAAGTGCAAGCATTCGCAAAAATTCACGATCAATATATTAACTAACTCAATCAAAAAGGTGATAAACATGTCTACAGAAATTACAATCGTAAAAGAAATTACAGAAGATCAGGCGCCGCAAATTTTCGGCCACAATACGCTTAATGATTACGTTGAGTCAGCGCGCGAAAAAGTCAAAGGTTTGGCGTTTGATATGACAATTAAAAAAGATCGTGAAGCGCTGCGATCACTAGCCGCCAAGATTCCAAAATCTAAAAAAGCGGTTGAAAATGTCGGTCGTGCCTATAACAAAAAACTCAAAGCTGAAAGTAACGCTATTGATAAGGAAATACGCGAATTTGTCAGGGCAATGGATGAGCTAAGAGACGAAACGCGCGCGCCGCTAACAGCCTATGAAGAAGAAGAAAAGCGAAAAGAGGCCGAGGCGATCGCAAAAGCCGAGGCAGAAAAATTAGCCGCACAAATTGCAAGCGACTACGAAATAGCGGTTTTAATGAATAATGAGTTTGACCGCGTTGAAGCCGAAAAAAAAGCCGAAGCAAAACGCATTGAAGCTGAGCGAATAGAGAAAATAAAGGCCGAGGCTGCGCAAAAAGCTAAAGAAGATGCTGAGCGCGAAGCTGATCGACAAAAAGCCGAGGCCGAACAAAAAATTATTGACGCTAAACTAGCCGAGCAAGCAGCAAAAAAACAAGCCGAGCAAGCAATACTGCGAGAAGAAGAGCAAAAACGATTAGCTAAACAGCAAGCCGAACGTGAAAAAATATTAGCAAAGCAAAGACAGGAGCAAGCTGTTAAAGCCGAGGCTGAGCGAATCGAAAATCTACGCTTACAAGAAATAGAAAAAGAACGCATCAGAACGCAAAATAAAGATCATCGGAGAGCGATTAACATCGAAGTAATGCAATCACTAGTTGATACACTTGGCTACACTGAAACGCAAGCAAAAGACTTAATAACGGCTATAGCAAAAGGCCAAATAAAACACTTAAATATAATTTACTAATGACACACAAAACACTAACTTTAATATTAACAGCGTGCGCGCTTATTGCATTTTTTAACTTAACGAATATTAAATGCAACGAGCCGCACATTATCGCAAACAATCAATTTAACAGGTGAAAATATGGCGCAACGTGGAGTCAATAAAGTGATCTTGGTGGGTAATTTGGGTAACGATCCCGAAACCAAATACACTGCAAATGGGGCGGCAATCACTAGCATTAGCATTGCCACATCCGAAACATGGAAAGACAAACAAACAGGGCAACAGCAGGAGCGCACGGAGTGGCACAAAGTAACGTTTTTTAATAGACTCGCCGAAATTGCAGGTGAGTATTTGCGCAAAGGCAGCAAGGTTTATATCGAAGGCTCACTACGAACTGACAAGTGGCAAGATCAAAACGGCAACGATCGTTACAGCACTGGCATTGTAGCAAGTGAAATGCAAATGCTTGATACTAAAAATGATGGGCAAGGCCAAGGTAATCAAGGTGGTTATGCTCAGCAGCCACAGCAGGCGCCACAACAGGCGCAGCGACCTCAGCAAACACGAAGGCCACAGCCGCCGCAGAACTATCAGCAAGGGCCGCAGCAGCAAGCACCGCAGCAACAAAACAGACGACCACCGCCACCGCCGCAAGGGCAACCGATGGGCGCGCACGGCATGGATGACTTTGAAGATGAAATCCCGTTTTAAACACTAACCACATTTAAAATAAAATCTTCTTGCTGTAGCTCATCACGCATACGTTTAAAAGCGTTTGCGCTTGAGCTTATAGCGTAAGTACCATCTTTAACAAAGTGCTTTAAACCGACTAACACACAGCCGTGCGTATCTCTTAAAAAATTACCCTTGTGGAATAATATTCCTGTTCTACCTGGCACATCCTGGACATGCCAAACCCTGGTATATTTACCGCTTGCGCTCCTGGGCATGTATTTAACCAGGTATTCACCCGGTTCGAAACAGCTTATATCCTGGGCATTATTAAGCCAGGGTAGCTCAAGCGTAGCCAGGGTTAATCCCGATTCAAAAACAATATAACCGGGTGTGCAGGTTTTCATATACCTGCGTAGTAAGGTTACCCGGTTCATTAGCGCTTATTCGGTCGAGCTACATAATAAAATGTAACCAAGCTTGTTACAGTGAATATAAGCGTATTAATCATTTGCATTAGTAAGTACATGCCTTGATCGCTATCAATTTGGCCGTTGAATTTTGCAAACAGCCAGATTAACAACACGGTAAATAACACAGTAAACAAATAAGCTAAAGTAGGCCGCACGCTGGCCCTGAAATTATCCATCATTTGCGATGTTTTCAGATTAGAAAAAACGGCCTGAGCCTTGCCGAGCGACTCAACGTGTGCCGTTTCAATTTCTGCTGCCGTTTCTGCCTCGGTTTGTTTTAGATTGATCTCGCCCTGCTTAGACATCGCATCAAGCTTATAAGAACGCTCTGCCGCTGCGTTCTCATACTCTAACTTATCACGCGTTAAGTCTATGCGCGCAAGTGCTATACGCTCTTTACGCTCCGAGTTCATCTTGAACAAACCGATCACACCGCCGATAATACCGCCGCCGCTCGCGCTACCGAGTATGCTTAGTGCTGTTGTTAGTAGTTCCATTATTTTTTTCCCGCCTTTCTTCTCAAGTGCTCGATCATTAGATATTGTATCTCTGTGTGCCTGACCTGCCAGATCTCACCGATGACATTCCCGTAATCGTCTGGTACTGTAGAAAGAATTAAAGGAGCGAACTTGTCAATATTAACACCTGACTCATTGCAAGCTTTCACTATATCTTGAGCTATAACACCGAAGTGGTACCTCGCTTTACCGCCTTTGGTTTTTTCAGAATCTTTCCATTTGTATTTAATTATTTTAAGCTTAGATACCACATCAAGCTCCGCATCTGTAATCTGCTCTGGCTCTGTTTTTAGACGCTGATCAGAAGCGCTTACAGTGGCCTCTACCCAGCCGCTACCGTTGTACCAGCTCGGTTCCGATGTTGTCGTATACCACATTTGCTGCCCCGTAATGGGTGCGGATGGTCTGGTGCTGCTAGGATATATCATCTGCACAGACAATGCGTAAGGCGTTGTACCGTTCGTATCTGATGTGTAAGCAGCTAAAGGTCTGCAATCAATATCTCTCTGGGTGTCTTCTACAATTTTAACTGACCCAGATGGTTCATCACTAGCCCCAGTCGCTGGAGCTGTAGGCTCATTAAAATATCTCGCTGCTTTACCGCCTGCATGATAACCACCGCCTGAGTCGACATAAGCTACTGGAATTAAATCTTTAAGTAGAGTACCTACGGCGAACACTATTGCGGAATTTGGACTGTCCGTCATAGCCAAAACAGGGGACCTCCCAGCACCATCTACAGCATGTAGCCCCGAGATTGGTGATGCACCAGGTGATATACCCGGAGTAAACTTGGTGATTGTATCGAAACCCCAGTTCGGGTTATCCAAGGGTTTCCCATACCAAGTCCTTTGGCCATTTTCGAATATCTGGAACGTCTTATTTGCTGCTGTGTTATTATCTTCAATAACTAACTGCCCTAAGTGCTCTTTCCAGAATCCGTTACCGTCAACTTTAGCGCCGTCTTCAATAACAACTTTACCAGCGTTTTCTGACCAGATGTCAAACTCTGTTTGCTCGCAGTTTGAATTACCACCTGCACCCGCTCTAGCTATAAAGCATATTTCAGATGGGTCTCCTTGACCAACAAACTCACAGCCGATCTTTGAATTGTACACATAGCATCCTTCACCCATATCAAAACCGATGCCTGCCCCGTGAGGAACGCCACCTGAACCTGTGTCGATTTCAGGGATAGTATGTATAATAGTGTTGTGAATATCCATCCCTGTGAACGAGTTGGTACCACCATTAACTCTAAGCTTAATGTTTGTTAAGTTTCTAAAAATCTCAGTATTATTAAGTGTTAAGAACTCACACCATAAACCCGCAACATTTTCAGCAAAAATACCGTTTGCAAAGCCGTCGATATAACAGTCGTGAATAGTCACTCGCGTAGCTGACTCTAATTTTATTGCCGATGACGTTGTTTCATTTATTATAATATTAGATGACGACCGCACGTTATTCACATCACTTGATAGCCTCATATGCTCAAAATACGTGTTAGTACCACCGCGTGACGTACATAAAAACAAGTTTTCAGAGTTTCCGTATTTTATTACTGATTTCATTCGGGACGCGCCAGTAACTCTCCACTGGCTTCGTGGCGTCCCATTGTCTATGTATGATAGATCAATCGGCTTTGCTGAATTATAAAAATAGGCTCTATCTGAAAATTTAATTTGAAAAGCGAGCACAGGGGCGACTTGAAACGCCAAACTATCGTCTGTTGGAGCTGGGTTTTTTATAGTGCCATCTCTGTCAGTGTAATAGTCCCCAACAGCACCTAATTGATCTACGTTTACTGCTCCGTTTTCTATGACCAACTTAGCATAAAAACCGTCTGGCAACGCATGATTAGCACCAACCCATATACCATTAACCAGTGTAGATAAGTTATTAGGGTTAACGTTAGTGATTAAATACTCGGCTGTACCTTCTTTAGATATTTCATTGTTCCAGACTAAGCTAACTTTTCTATTTAAATACTGCGAAAAATCAACAGTTTGAGCATAGTTTGTAGCTGTGCCTGTTTTTAAGTCTGCTACTGTTTGGAATTCTGGTTTTGGTGCATCGCTTACAACTTCTGCTGCCGTTTCGTTGGTGCCCAAAAACGTAGCGTTTATCGTGTTGTTGTTGTCTGCGTCACTTTCGGTTAAAAACAGGTAGGCGTCATAATCGCCGCTTACATACGGAATAAACGTTGAATCGTCATCGTTTTGATTACTGATTGTTTCGCCGCGTGTGTTTAGCTTGCATTTGTCTAATTCTGCGCCGCCTGCTAACTCAGTGAATATGCTTTTGGGCACGGCTGTGGAGCCTGAATCCAGCTCGTAAAACTTGAGCCAATATCCAGAAGCGGAAGAGCCACCCGCGTTTTTTTGATACTGTGGTAATAATCCTGATACCGCTTTACGTGTCATTTTTAATCCTCGTCTTTATCTGATGCTAACCAACCAATAAGGCCAGAACTCGCTATTTTTGAAGCGGTACTTTCGTCTCGCGTTTTAATGTAATTTTTGTATTCTTTCGTTTGTTTAAGTTGTGAGTTTAAGCGCTTAAATTTGCGATCATTTGTGCCCGCTCGCGCTGCCTCTTTGACCGCATCGACAAACTTTTTGGAACCCATCAATTCCTCGGCCGCCTCTTTAGCGGGGGTTTTTGACATAGTGATAGTTTTGGCCGCATTACCGATAAAAGCCGCAGGAACTCGCGCAACAGGCGTTTGCTGTGCTTGTTGAGAGAACCCGTATATTTTACCTGCTATACCATCAATGTCATCTAATCTTTTTAGCGCCTCGGTTGTTACACCAGTGCGCACGCGGCTGCCTGTGACATTGGCGACACCTTGAGCCACGTTTGCTATGTCATTCAGACGCTTCATTGCGTCATCACCAACATATTTTTTTAGCTCTCGCATGGCACTTTCATTGCGTGACAGGTTTTTATACCATTTTGCAAACTGCCCAGAATTGACACCTAATGATTGATTGCGGCCGCCCGTTAATGCTGTATTTAGCATTGTGGCTGCTACTGGCTTTCTAAATTTGTCGGGTATTAATTCCATTGAAGCGCGAAACTCCCGCACACTTCCTTTTTCTAAACCTTTTACAGCTTTGTCGATCTTAGGGAATATGCTTGTCTGCAGGTCTTTGCCAAATAATGATTGCGTTGATTCTTGCAAACCAAAGCGTGCCGCGCCTATTTTTTTTGCTCGCTTAATATCGGTAGCATGACCAAACGTTTCGGCCACACCTTCACGCAATCTTGATAAATCGGAGTAAACTTCGCTAAGTTTTGATTTTTTGACGGTGCTGTACGCGTCTGTTTCACGGCCAAGTGCCGCGCCCACATTTGAAATCAAATCGTTTAAACTGGCATACGTTAGCTTGTTGTCTTTTATTCTATCTAGAACATCTTTTTCAACGGGTGACAGGTTTTTAACGCCTTGCAGCCTGCGCGCATTGGCCGACAGCTTGTTTTTAATCTGTTTAGCATTTACTAGTGTCTCCTCGCCAATATCAGATTTGATGCGATTGTATAGCGTTTTTTCTAGTGCTTTTATTCGCTTGATATCGCTTTGCATGGCGCTAAATAGGTTTTGATCTACTGCGCCGCGATCAATAGAGCCGCCTAATTCCTCGATATACGTGTCGGCTCTGCGTCCAAACTCTTCTGTAAATTCGTTTAAAGCTGAACTCGATTGACTGCTAGGAACTGCCGCCAAAATACCCGCCAATTCCTGTGTGGCACGGTCATCACTAATAACGCCCAGTGGAGCATCTAAACCTAACCTTTCGGCTGATTGCGCCACATCAAGATTAATACTATCCGCTGCAATATCTTGAGCACTTCTAGCGGTTGAATCGGCACCCGTTCGGCCTGCTGCAACAATAGATTTAACGGACTCATCACTTTGCTTTGCTTTGTTGACGAACTCATCAAAAGTCTGCTCTGTTTCTTCTAGCGTTTTTTTAAGCTCTGGTGTGGGTGCGCCTGCATCGTCAATCAACTGGCCTTTAGGTGGTGCGCCTGTGGTTTTTGCTACAAGCTTACTGGCTTGACGTTTGACAATAGGCGTTAACACTTCTGCACCTGCACCAATCAGCAAGCCGCCAACGGTAGCGCCTAGAATTTCCTCGCCAGTGCCGCCAGTACCACGCGAAATGATATTACCCTCTGTGGCACCAAGTGCGCCTTGCGTGGCAGCCTGAGCGACTAATGGCGCGCCTTTTGTTGCCAACCCTAAGCCTACGCCACCTGCAACGAAAGGTGCTGTTTGCGCAACAAATCTGCCAGTTTGTGCGGCAGGGCTAACCTCATTTAACAGGTCAATATTGGCACGCTCTGATTCGTCAATATCAGCTAAACCAATACCCGCGCCAAGCTCTTTAAACCCTGCGCCCGCGCCAACTAAAGCACGCTGCGCGGGATTCATATCACGGATTAATGCAGCCAAATAAGGGTTAGTTTGATCAAGCTCACTAAGGCGTTTTTCTGCATTAATTCTGCTTTGCTCAGCCGACTTTCTCACTTCACTACCAAGCGAGGCAAACGTAGAACCAAACGATGCCGCCATCGGTCTTTTTGGCTTGATTGTTTGTGATGTTTGCGGTTGCTCAGCTTGCGGCTGCACTGATTGACTGCCAAACTGTTTTTGCAAAACGGCTTGTATTTGCTCGGCTGTCATTGTGTCGGGGAATTCTGCTATTTGCCCATTAGGCAACTCGACTTCTATCATTATTCAAGTAATCCTGTTTCAGGGTTGAATTTTAAGCGTTTAGGTTTTTGCGCTTGTGGCTCTTCTGGTTTTGACTGCGAGCCGCTATCATTTTTCTTTAGGTTTTTGCCTAGTGATATTAACTCACCAATAGTACCGCCATTATCTAAGAATGATACGGCGTCACGCATGGCCTCGGCCGCTTTTCTTTGTGATTGCTGCTTATTTACAACCCACTCACGCAATGCTTGCGGCTCTTTGGTTGTAGGCAATGCAGAATCTAAAGCTATGCGCATTTCAGACTCAGACAGCGCACCAAACGTTGCCATAGATACAACATCCAAACCAAGCCTAATGCGTAAATTATCTAAATCTTTACTTTGCTCATTAATTGAAGGTAAACGACTCAATATATTACCAGTGCGCGCACCTTCATCAATAGCGGTTATAACATCGTCATAAGTAGAAATATTTGATTCAATTGCCGCAATTTTTGGCGCTGCTTGCGATATAAACTCCTGTACGTCTTTTTGAGTTTCAACGGCTTTAGTTTTTGCGCCCGCTATTTTACTTTCAGAATCCGCCACGGTTTCGCTTGTAATGCCTTGACCGCCAACGCGTACAGGTTCAGCAATGCCCGTATCTAAATCAAGAACATGCTCAACGCCGCCTATGTTAATGTTTCGCGTGCCTTTTCGTTTTGAGCCTAAACCTAACTTAATACGCTTGGCTTCCTGCACCTCTTCCTCGGTCAACCCTTTTGATAAGGCGTCAAACGTCTGCAAATCCGCAGGGGCCTGCTGCTCTCTTTCGCGCTGACTTTCAACAATAGGTGCAAGCTGCGCAATAGTGGTGTTAATACTTGCATCATCAATAGCCATCGATTGTATTTTTTGCGGATCGATACCTAAATCTTGAATTGTTTCTTCAGGGATTGAACTCAAAAAAGTGCGCCGCTGCGCCATAGGCAGGTTTTTTAACTGATTGGCGTAATTGTAAATAACACTGCTTTTGCGTATAGCGTCTTGTTGCTGCCTTGCCTGCTCACTGGCCTGCTGTGATTGCTCAATAGCCACCGTTTGCGCTTGTTGCTGTCTCTGTAAAAGTGGGATTTGCTCAATAGCTGCTGCACTTTCAGCGCTGCGTTGTAGAATATCAGGAAGGTTAATGTCTGGCTGTTGGGCCGCCTGCATAATAATACGTGTATCAACCATTTTGGCCACCACCCTTGTTGAACGCACCTATCAAAGTAGGCAATGCATTGATTATCTGCGCGTTTTGATTCGCTGTGGCTTGCTGGCCAGCAACTATACCCGCGCTTCTTGCATCTGCTGCGCCTTGAATATTCCCGCCTTGCGATATGGCCGCGTTTAATCCAGACACACCCGTTTGAGCCGCGCTTGATTGCCCAATATTGGTTAAGTTAAGTAAATCTTGCTTTCGTATCTGCTCTTCTTGTATTTGTTGCTGAATAAGTGGTGAGGCTGCCAACAGATAATTCTCGCCAATTTGCTGACTAAAATCACCTGTGCCAATTCTGCCCTGAGTTGCAGCCGCGCCAAGTGTTGCACGGTCGCGCGCATTAAGTGATGCTTGGAACAATGGGTTAGACTCAAGCTGCGCAACACGATCAACGGGTTCGGCAGTTGATAATTCTTGAAGTAAGGGAATAGCTGATGCACCCGCTTCACGAAAAGGGCTTAAATCGCCGCGCAACTGTTCTTGTGCATTTTCTGTTAATTGTGCGGCACGCTCTGCGCCCTCGCTTTGCAGTCTGGCCGCATCGCTTGCAGCCTCTCGACCTTTCTTGCCTTGATATGCCGCGTTTGCTACTGATGCAGTCGCAACTACGGCGCTAGTAACAGCAGCCATCTTAAAACCTCTTTACGTATGTAGTCTCTCTTAATGTCAAGCCCATTTTATCATACATTTTAAGTATTGAGTCAGGCATTGACGATTGCATATACATCATTGATAGAAACTTAATATTCTTTAGCTCGCAATATTTAAAAGCCGATTTAATCAGCTTTATTCCATCGCTACCGCGTGCAGATGGTGACACATACCAAGCTACTTCGGCAGCCACTTTGACAGGGTTACAAAGATTGGTTGATTCACACAAAATAATCATTCCCGTAACATCGTCATTAACAAAGCATACGCCATTTAACAACATAGAATCTAATTTTTGCGAGGTGTGATTCTCATCAAATTGGCCGTAATCATCCGCGCAAGCTGCATTCCAAAACTCGCGACATAATTCTAATAACTTGGGCTTATCTGTTTTATCGTATGGCCTAATCATTTAACAAACCTCGTGTATACGGTTCTAGCTTTTACGCCCTCACCACTGCCGCCAAAAGGTAGGGCCGCGTGCATGAGCTGAGCATCAAAAATAGCCATGCGGTTTGGTTTGGCCTCGGCCAATTCCATTACTTGCCATTTACTTATATCGCTAGAATCACGCCTTAAACGGTTAGTTATCTGCTCATGGTTACTGCCTGCCATTACACCAGTGTCAAGATGACGCATGATAGCCGTACCGCCAATATTTGACGTGTAAAGCATGATTGATATTCTGCCCATACTGCCATCGTGGTGTACGGGGTTTGGGCAGTGCACACCCTTTGGTGAGGCCCTTAAAAATTCTACATACTCACCACTTACAATTTCTGATATTTCATCGGCTACACTTTTCGGTATTGCACGGCATATCTTTGGATAAATAATATTATCAGCTGGGTTTTGCTCATCACAAAAAACGCCGCAAGCAATTTGGGCGATAAGATCGTTATATGTTCGCTCGCTTAATGCGTTATCTATGACTTTAATCATTATGAATTACTCACTGATCCGTACAGGGTGTAATCAATGGCGTTGGCCGTATCTGCTTGCAGTTGCACCGAGTACTGGGGCGCAACACCACCGATTAATTCGGCGACTATCTTAGACTTGCCGACACCCGCTTTTAACTCTACTTTAGTCAACATGGTTTCATCGCCTGCGCCGTTTAATATCCAAACCGTGACGCTTACATCAGTATTAGTCGTATTACATACAACGGCATTACCGATACTGGCCACGTTACCCAGTGCCGAGACATAAACCTTGCGCTTATTTGTATCTACCAGTGTTCCTCTAGCTAAAGTGCTTATCGCCATTATTCTTTTATCCTGCAAACTGCGCCATTTAACAATGTAACATTATTAGTAGCTGTTAAGTTTTGGGCCCATAACTCTATTCTATCATTTTGTGATACTTTGACTCTATCAACAATAGTAAAAATAGCTCTATCACTTGGCCCCGTGTAATTGACTATGGGTTTAATTATTTCTGAGTAATCAACGTAAGCCGCCGCGCTTTCATCCCATACACGAACAACCACTTTAATCTCATCGCCGCTATTACCTTGAAGCTCAAACGATGCAAACAGGTCAACGCTAGTTTGTATTGAGCTATCAAAAACAAAAGCGTTATCAGTCGTTTGTGTGAAGTGGTCAAGATTAGAATATGTTGTTGTGCCCGCTAGTTTATACAATAATGCAGTATCAGCGATTACAGTATCGATCTCGGCTGTGACACGCCAAAATCCGCCTATATCAGTGTTATTAATACCTGTATTGCCAAGCCATAAGCATTCACTGTCTGTTTCTGAAATATTTGGAAAGTAGTTGGCATCGTCATTATCTATCACGCCGCCTCGCGTAACCTGCGCCCCTGTCATTTGAAATTGGTTTGACTCAGTAAAGTTTGAAGGCGAAAAATCCGACACACTTGAAGTTGCGGCGGCGGGTAGCTGTATATTTGCATTGGTAAAAAACCGAGAGCCGAAAGTTAAACCTGCACCCGCACCAAAAAACTTGAAATTATCACCTGAGAACAAAGCAATCGTATCAGTAATGCGTGCGCCGCCACCCCAAGTACCGCGGAACTCGAAACCGTCATCACACGAAATTAGGGCGCACACCGCAATAAATAACTGCCTGTAGCTATCAATATAACCAAGCGATGTACAGCCAACAAAGTTAACGCGTGTTAAATCTAAAGCGCTAAAACCTGCGCTGTCAGTCAAACCAAAGACTTTGGAATTAGAACCAGACGTTGTAAAAGTAACGTCCTTAAAATCAATATTACCGCCGTCAGTGCCGTTAAACATCGTGTAATTATCGGCATTTGATACTAAAAACGATGTATTGAAAGCCGATCCCTTAATAGTTAGCCCGCCGCTACCGTAATTTATCTGTGTTGACCCAAGATCAATAGCACCATTAATTACATAAGTAACATCAGATCGCGCAGGGTTATCAAAATCAGAAGCGCTATAAACTTGCTTGACAAACTTATCTTGTTTTTTAGATATTGAAGTTTGAATCCACTGGTTTGATTTTTCGTGATAACGATAACATACAGAGCTATCAGATACGCCTATCTCATCTGTAATGCTAATAATATTAATGGGCGACTCAATCATTACAAGTGAGTTATCCGCGTTTATATGCACTATCTCGCCATCTTCGGGGCCACCCCTGAGCGTGATAGTTATGTTTGCAACCGCGTCAATTATCTCATTTCCTTGCGTTGTGCGATCTGCACCAACCTCGATAAATTCAGCGTTGGTGAAACTGTCACCCTCTTCGGCATTTAGTGCCTGAGCTGATAGCGGCGATAAAACCCCGACCACATCAGGTATGTTTGACACATTACCAATGGCCGAGCCTGTTTGATCCTGAATCTGTATAAGTACTTGCTCAAGGTTCTTGAAATAATTAGCGTATTGAGGTGCATTAAAAGCATCTGGGCGCATCTTCTCGAGTAGCGCCGATGGCAATACCGAGGCCATTAGAATGGCACCACGCGCAAATCAAGTGACGCAGAATAAAGCGTGAAATTCTTTGTGAATTTAGTCATTCTTATTTTAAACACGGCGCGCCTAAACTGTTGCATCATATGTAGCTCAATAGGTAGTGTAAAATTACCTGATCGGCCAACGTCTAAAACGATAGGCTTCGACCAAGTATAACCGCCATCAAATGATGGTATTAAAAGCATTTCAGGCACATCATTACCCGATGCATTGCTCACACCCGTCTCCATTGATATGCGCATTTTACTCATCTCAAGCATAACGCCTGACTGCTGTACGTCCTCGCCTGATACCGTGGCCACAACACGCTCACGTGTTACCTCGTCACCAATATTAAAGCTGGACGACTCATCAAGCTGCGCTATTGTGTCGTTAAAACGATCACCGCTGATCCACTGGTTATTAAAATAAACAGGCGATACCATAAAGTATGGTCTATCACTGTCGCCAACCTCAAACCACTGCGCGCTGTTTTCACAATAAACCCAACATTCGTCATCACCAACAAAATTAAATATAATGAACTTGCTGCCGCTCATTGAGACGTAATCAACCTGACAAGCAACGTTATCAAGCGATCTAAAATGATTACCTATAACCGTATTAGTTATTTGCTCAGCCGAAAATCCGCGTATTCTGTATGCGTGAGAATCGGCACCTATAAAGTACATGGCTTCTTCACTGCTTGTAACGCCATAAACCGATTTGCAGCCGATACCCTCAATAATGCCTTGGTTTATTCGCTGCGTTGGTGGTGCGCCCGTTCCAACATCGTTCCATGGCTCCACGCTATTCTCATCAAACAAGTAAACAACCTGATTAAATATGTAATGCGTTATGGTTTTTTGTGGGGTTGATCGGCCAAAAAATACGTTGCCTGAGTCAAAATTAGTGGCCAGAACATCACTAACTGAGGTGCCACCGTCATCACCGTTTAGATAAAAGCGCTCGTTTAAAAAATCTATTGTAGTTGGATTAAAATCAACACTAGGAATAATAGATAATGTGGTGCCGTCATACTGCCAAGCGTTAGAACCCGCGACAATGATCATTACCTCGCCATTATCACTAAACTGAGCCTTGGCACCTATGCGGCCGTTTATATCGCCAATTACATCAAAGCTTGTTAAATCTTGCGAGTACTTGCGCAGCTCAAAACCTGCAACGGCATATAATGAGCCTAAAAATACATAGCACCCCGTTATTGCCTCTCCTGATCCGCCCGATTTAACAGTGGCGCCAAACCATGAATGCATAATAACAGGCGCTATACCGTCACCCACTGGAATCTCAGGGTACAAGTTGAATGATCTTTGAGCCGATAGCGGCATGGATCGACTAGCGTATGATGGGCCGCTAATATTAAGCTGCACGGTTTGATAGGGGCTATTTTGAGGCATCAGGGTATTCCGCCTTCAATGATATAACTTGGTTGGTCGCCCATCATAAAATTATCGGCATTTGCATTTGCTTTAGCAATAACATCACGCATACGCAACGCATACAAATTAGCTTTATCTTCTTCACCCGCGTACATGAATGCCGAACTCATTGAGCCGAGCTTATACGCCAGCGGGTATTTTTGTAAAATAATATTTGCAGGGTTGTCATCACTCAAAGCTGTGGGCTTTTTGTAATACACAATTTTAATGCTATAAGCCTTGTCTGGCTCTACGTCCAAAACAAAACCGTTAAGCATCCAATAAGCGCTGGGTGCGCCAGTTTCGTTATTATCCAGTGTTGTCGTAGATGGCAGGGATTTTAGCGGCACATAGCAGCCGTCTAGAAAAATAGAAACACTGATTACTTCAAGAATATCAGCAGGGTAAGCAAACGTTTTAGTGCTTACCGACTCGATAGTCTCGGTTATCATTTCAGGTATGCGAAAAGGCACCGAGCCATAAAATATTTCTTGCTCAGCTTCTAAAATACAATCTTTTGAGTGCTCATCTATATCTTCACGATGCGTCCATTTCTTAATCGCTTGACGTAGATTAGCATAATTATCTAGGGCCATAAGTATTCCAAAAAAAAGGGGCTTTTTACACCCCTTATTATATCACTTAAAGATCGCTAGCGCCTATCTTCTCGGCCGTGTCGAGCTGTTCCTTTAGCTCTTTAAGAGTTGCACCTGCGGCCACATCAATTTGCATGGCCTCAAGTTTTGATCGCAACACTTCGATTTCTTCGGCTTCTTTTTGGGCTTTAGTTTTGGTGCTTGGCTTTGCCTTTTTATCAGCTTGCACCAACTCTAACCATGACGCTTTGAAATTAGGGTGTTTTTTCACAAACTCCGCACTAATAATCACGGATTCACCCTGATCAACAATGCGATTATGGATATAGCCACGAACCAAAGCTTTATATTCGCCAGATTGAAAAGACAAAGATCACCTCCTTTTAAGATACAGTATAGCCAGATGGCAGGTTGCTTGTTTCTGTTGCGATGTCACACAACGGTTTAACTTCTGCTGTCACTGTCACGCTTGGCGTAGTGCCGCCCAACGTGTAAACGCCGCGCACGTACTGCTCAGCACCAACCGCAAAAGGTAGTACAACTTTAGCGCCTGCGGTTAAATCAGCCGCCGCAACCGTTTTAGTGGTTAACACAGTGGCAGAACCAAAAGCGCTATCGTTGTCGGTTTCAACTGCAAACGTGTAAGTTTCGTTACCGTCTGCGCTATCCGCAGCTACGTCAATAGTGACTAATACGCCCATTGGTTCACCAAGTGACCAGTCGTAGACCGTGCCTGAGTCATAAAAATCAGTCGATACGGCTGTGGCAGTTAGCGCCTGAGCGCTTGAGAGTGTTGCTTGAATATCTGTTAACATTTGCGCACCCCTTAAGATACAACTGATTCAGTTGATAGCAAAGAATCATTTAGGCGAAGTGGAATACCACGGAATTTAACGCGTGTTACACCTTCAACTTCCGATGATGTAAAGTAAGCGTTGTTTTTGTTTGTGCTTTGAATATCTAAAGCGGTCATCATGTCACGATTCATGTAAAAACCAAACTTGACGCCTACTTTTTGCAATGTTGGCACACGATGAATGGCTTTAATCATTGAGTTAATGATTGCCACGCTTGAGCCGTCAGGATCAGCCAAGGCATTAGATACATCGATATTAGCAATACGTACAGCATAACGCCAATCTTGAACACACAAGCCAGATGCAAAAGAGTACTCGTCACGGCAAGCCATGAAAGTATTACCGTCTGCGTCCTGCTCGTTTACATTAGTGTATTCTTTATGCTGAATACCTGAAGCAAAACCTTTAGGTAACGCACCGTATACCGCGCCGCGACCCATACCGATAAGCCAGATAGAAGTATTATCAGCACCTGCGCCACCTAAATCGATAATGTTTTGACCATTACCCGCGCTTTTGTCGCTGTAACGTGATGCCAGACCAACCAAACCTTCCGGGCTTTGGGCTGTACCATAAAACAACTCTGTCGCCATGTCGTTAGATAGCGCAGACATGCCCGCCATCATTTCGTCTTGGCGTAGGCTGTTTTTGTTCGGCATATCATTATCAACTACACCCGCAGTCTTTAAGATGGCCGTGCCTTCTTTTTGCTGCACTGTGCGAGACTTGCTTGAAGGAATGCCTTTGTTCATCTGTTTCCAGTATGTAGCAGGCAAGCCAACACGTTGACCGATTAAGTGAGTAGTGCCTTGGTTGGCGTCTACGTAAGGAATATCGGCGATGATGTCGTTTGTTTGTGATAGTAACTCAGCAACTGTTAAGACTTTATCCGCGTCTTTACCAGTACCGAGCTTTTGCGCTCTATCAACTAGCGTTAAATAATCTTGACCTACAGCAGGCATAATTTATAACTCCGTTAACTAAAAAAACTGTTTAATCGCTCCTCAGCCGTTTTGGGTTTGGTCTGAGTTGCGCTTGATGTTGATGATTTTTTGAATGCGACCTTTTTGGATTTGCCTTTTGGCGGGGCTGCATTCGCTTTACTTTTTAAATGAGCGTAATCGATTAAAGCTTTCATTACTTTAGCTGATGATAAGCTAGCGGCATCTTGTTCACTGATACCTATATCGTCCGCCATTGCTTGAAATGCTTTTATATCGCTTTCACTCTTAGATTTATCAGACCACCCCATTAAATCATTAAGCTGTTTGCCTTGCTCTTGCACGTATGCATTTCGCGCCTTTGCTGCATTAGCTTTAATTTCATCAAACTTTGATTCGCGTTCTTTGCGCTCTTCTAGAGTGCGTTGATATTCAACGTAGTCATCGTTTCTAAGTGCTTTTAAATCTACATCATCAAGATCACCAAGTAGCGCTTTTTTAAATTCCGATTCACCCGCTTTAAATGTTTCTTGCAGTTCATTCAGGTCATTTAAAACAGCGGATACCTGCTTACGCTCATCCGCCAACGCCATAGTTTTTTTGGTGTAGTCCTGCTCGCGCAAGTTGCCAGATTTCCATTGTCGAATCTGCTCAAGTGTTACCTCTTCGCCATCTAAATCGATAACGTCAGGCTCTTGCTCATCTTCGCTCTGGTCGTCTGCGTCCTGCTCGGTTTGCTCGTCCTGAGCGGCTTCTGTATCAGTGTCATCAGCCGAGTTTTCAGCCTCTTCTAATACTTCCGCGTTTTCATCAACAGCATCAGTTGCCTGCTCTAGGTCATCGCTGTTATCTAAAAAATCTAGTCCTAAGCTCATAATCTCACTCTTTTATAAAATTGTGCGGACTTTCGCCCGATTCATTTAAGTTTTCAAGCGAGTCAAGCTCTTCGCTTGCTATTTTACCACTTTCAATTAATCCTTGCAATTCTTGCTCTATTGCTATAACGCCCTGCACTTGCTGCCATAATTGGCGGCGTTTTTTATCATCACTTTCGTTAGTGTTTACAAATGATTCGCACGCTTGATTTTTTCTGCTGTAAAACAATCCCGACAAAAGCTCATCACTTAAAAGCTTTTTTGCTTGATTGCCAATAGTTATAATTTTATAAAGCTCTTCTTTATTGCTCATCAATTCCACCTTTTAAGTTTTTGCCGTTTTCCAACTCAAGCTCTGTAATTTTAATAGCATTATCAGCGCGGTTTTTATTAGCTTGTTGCGCGGTTGATATATTAAACTGTCTCGCGCCCTCTTCAAGCTTAGCCGCATCAATAGCCGTTTTATTTCTATCTTTAAGCATAGCTACTTGGCCTTTTAACTCTTCAACTTGCTTAAATGCTTGACTGGCTGATAGCTGCTCTACCTGAGCTGTTAATTGTGATATTAACGCCTGCATTTGCTCGTTATTTGCTTTCAGTGCTTGATCTGGCTGTGATGGGTCATTGTAGAATGATTGATCATCATGCACATTCATTGCTTTCAATATGCGCTTTAACGTGTTGTAAAGCTTTTCGTCATCGACAAGCGTTGAGCCTTGCGCTTTGAGCTGTGCTTGTGTGTTGTAAATTACACCTAAATTTTCTATTAGCTCGCTTGTGTCAGCCGCAGCTAAACCAACTGTAGTACCGAGCGTGCAGTCATAAGCCCAGTCACTAGGGCTGTATGCTATTTGCTCGCCCAGTATTTCTTCTTCTATCATATCGCTTTGATAGTGTTTAACCATCCACTCTATGCCGCGGTATAGCTTACGTATGCCCGTCTCAGCATAAATACGCATAACGTTCTCAAGCTTGCCTGCGCCCTCACTCTGCACGCCATTGAAGCGGGTTGCCGTTTCGTTGTAAACGTTATCTTTGTTCAGCCCTTGGCTTGCCATCATTGAGCCAGTTGTTTGTGCTCGGTTAAAATCTAAATATTGAATGAGGCTTAATGCGCTTGGGCCGATGTCTGGAACTGTTAATGGATATATATTGTTACTTGGCTCACCTTGCACTCTCACAATGCCATTTGCGCGCCTGTTGCGTATATCGCTTTGATTAACTGCGCCGCCGTCTTTGCTGATATTAACGGCGGTCATTGGTTTATTTACCGATGCCATGTTAGTAAGCATGCCGCGTTGCACAAACGTTTTTTGGTCTTGGGTTTGGCGGGTTATACCTACACGGCTTAAACCAATTACTTGAGATGGCAACGGATAGGCAGACAAAACAGCATAATTAACGTGATCAAACGGCTCATCTTTTAACACTTGATTATCTGCGTATATAACACGTCTGCGATCACTCGCGCCGCTTTTAGTGGCAGATAATACCGATGCAAAAATAACTTCTACTTCCTCCAAGTACCACTCTGGGGCGGTCTCGCCGTTATAATCACCACCGTATGATTCGGATAAAGTGTCATCAATGCGATCTGAATCGAGCGTGACTGAATTTTGATCCGATGTTGATAGGTTGGTGCCGCCCACCAATTCTTTAACCACTGATGGATTAATACCCATCTCGATTAGCTCGCCTTTTTTCATTCTATCGATATGACCGACAAAACTACAGTCATCAATAGTGGGGCCGCCACGGCTTATTAAAAACTTATCTGGCTGAATATAATTTATTTTGTACTCTTTGTGCTTGCGCCAAATTTCAAACTCAGCATCTAGTGTGTTATCGTCATATTCTGTGGTTGTCACACTTGCACGCAATATATCTGCACTTTCATCTAGTGCGCGGGATATGGTATCCAGCTCGATCTTTGATATACCTTCATAAACTTTAATTTGTCGCTTTTCAGAGTCGACAGGGTAATAAGTGACCGCCGATGCGTTGAACATTTCCGCACCCTTGAGCCAGTCGTACATGATTTTAAAACTGTTTTCTTGGCATAAAATCAAACGATTAACTAGCTTTGTTTTTTGTTGTGCTTCAAGCACCTCTGATGGATCAGATGCGTTATTAGGTTTAAACTCCATTATGTCACCGCCACCCAAAAATGTGCGGGTAAGCGCGGGCATGTCAGACTCGACAACGTCAAAACAATCAGAGCTAACCGTCTTAGACTCGTTAACACGCTCATCGCCACGGGGATTGCGCAAATAGTAATTCAAATTTTTGAGGTTTTCTTTTGTCAGTTGGTCTGTGTAATTTTTAGCCGAGGCCAGCATCTGCTCAAATGTTTGCTCGTTAATCATGCGATCCACTCTTCATCATCTTCATTTATGTCATCACCCCAATCTACTTTAATTACAGGCGTTTCGAATAGTGTCATCATAACACTATCGCCCATGTTAGGCGAAGGAATGACCAACTTATCACCGTTCGGCATGGTTATGCCTTTGCGCATTTCATCTTTTGAATACAGGCATATTTGGCCGCTTGCAGGCTTTAAGGGTAATCGGCACAACTCGGACTTTAATTTATCTTTGTTTTGCATTCCTGAGCTATCAAACGAAATAAGATCATCAAGATCAATAGCAGGCGCCATACCTGATAATGACTTTTGAACCGCTTCGTGAGTTAGCCGCATAGCTCTTGCAAGTATTGTGTAACCCTGTGCGCGCTTATTTCTAAACGATTGCTTGTTGGTGGGGTTACCTTTAATGCCGTGGTGATCATTATCAATAAACTTTTTATCAGGGTTGGCGGGGGATTCGCTACCCTTAAACATCAATGGGTCTATTTTAGTGCCATCAATACCTTTAGTTACATTATCTCTTAGCGTTGCGCCAAGGCCGTCACAATCCCATCTAAAGTAGTCGGCTAGATTATTACGCGCCATACCACACGCTTCATCCGTTGCGCGGTTTCCGTTCTCTGCTTCTATCTCGCCCACCTTAGTAAATACTCGACCATGTTTAACGGCGTACCCATGAGCATCGCCACCAGTATCGGCGGGG